TTCTTAGACTTATTGAACAGTACCAGAAAGATAACCTCTGGGATGTCCATAAATGGAACGCAAGCGCGAATCTCTTTAGAATTCCCATCGATCAAGTTACCAAAGAACAGCGAGGACTTTCTAAGGTTACTGTCCACGCGGGCAACTACATGACAATGGAGAAGACAATGGCAGAGGTCAACAAGCTCCCTCTTGCCGTTGCGAAGCAAGCGCTTGAGAGTTATCGTCGTGGAATGCCAGAACTCAAACCTTGGTGGGATCGTGTCTGGAATCAACTTTGCCAAACGAGATCACTCCGAACAGTCCTCGGCCGATATAGATTCTTCATGGATCGTCTTGGCGAATATCAAGGAGAACTCCATCGAACAGCAGTTGCTCAAGAGCCTCAATCCGTGGTCGGAGATATCATCAACAGAGCGCTCACAATCTGTGATGAGATCCTCCTTAGAGAAGTGGAAACACGTTTGCAGGTGCATGACGAAATCGTCTTCAACTGCCCTGAGAATCTTGTCCCACTTGTTGTTCCTATTATTCGTCGTGTTATGGAGTATCCTATTCGGTTCGATGGAGTAGAACATCGGATGGTGATTCCGGCGGAGATTAGTGTTGGGAAGAATTGGTATGATCAAAAGGTAGTGGAGTATAAGTGATTGATGTCGACGCTTACACGGCATGGTTAAAGGAGACAGACATGGCTTTGGATATGAATGTTTATCAAAGAAAAGCTCTTACAACTGCGGTATATCCTAAAGATATCGGATTAGAATATACCGTGTTAGGGTTGGTCGGAGAAGCCGGCGAACTAGCTAATAAGCTTAAGAAGATTGTTAGAGGCGACGTAGTTAGAAGTGCCGATGCTGAGAACCAATTAGCAGAAGAACTCGGTGATGTGCTTTGGTATGTTGCGATGGTTGCTAAGGAGCTAGGATACAACCTTAGTGAGATCGGACATAAAAATCTTATCAAACTCGCCGACCGAGCCGCTCGTAATCGGATCAAAGGATCAGGAGATAATAGATGAAAGGCGAATGTGAATGTTGTCAATCGAAAGATGTAGAAGTTAAAGAGTACGATAGAGGACCAGTTTATAAAGGTAAGTGGAATCTGTGTGTAATTTGTTCGCATACTCATGTATCAACAGCCGTAATGTACAATCAACAAGAACGTAATCCGGCTTTGATGCAGGCCGTTGCCTTTATCGGCAACATGATTCTCAAGGAGCTTAGAAACAAATGAAATGCCCCAAGTGTTCGTTCCAACTTGCTCCTCTCGTTCGTTGGCCCGCCGACGGTGGTCCTGCCCAAAACGTCCTAGGTTGCATGAACTGTGGATGGGCGACGTTGATTGACGAAGAGCAATTGAAGATGATGCAAGAGGGGATGAAAGAGCCTGTCGAAGCGACGATCTGCGACAAGCAATGGGAGATCCTCTGTAGGTTTATGAGCGTAATGCTGAGATATCGCGGAGAGATTGTAGATGCCAAACTCCACGAAACGCTTACCAAAGAACTGGCGGCCATCCATGTCCGATCTAGCCATTCCTCTCAACCCAATGTGTCTGGTTTGTCAGAAGGATCTAACCTCTATGGTGACGTTCCGCCCAACAAGACACCATTGGATCTGGAGCAAGGCTCTTAACGGCAGCGACGTTGACCTCGCTTGGAAATACATTTATGATTGGCATTGGTTAGCGAGTCTAACTAAGCGCGATCATCAACCCTATGATCCAGTCCCACTCATCGTCGACGAGGCTAGATACATCTGTTGGGATTGCTACTCGGATCATATCAAACAAATGGAAGCCCTTCTGAGAGGAGCAGCATGAGTGAGCGAACACAACGAAAACACTAACTCGAACCCTTACGCCCCAACAGGTAACTTCCTAAAAGACTTCGTTAAATTCTGTAGTGGTACTGAGATCCCTAGCATCTTCGCAATGTGGTGCGGCATATCTGGAATCTCAGCGGCTCTTGGACGTCGATGTTATATCGACATGGGAACTTATAATGTCTACCCGAACTTCTATATCCTCCTCGTGGCCGGAAGCGGCAGAAATCGTAAATCAACATCGATCAAACAAATCGAAAAAATCATCAAACAACTCCAACCAACGCCGAACCTCATCTCGCAATCTATCACACCCCAAGGGCTCATCGACGCAATTAAAGTCGTCGAAGTCAACGACAGCAAGCATCTCATGCGAGAAACTTGTACAGGATTTGTCATCATTGAGGAACTTGCTACATTCCTTAATCGAAAATCTTATGAGGCTGGACTCGGGTCCTTACTCATCCCATTTTTTGATTGCACAGACCATTACGAATACAAAACTATCTCTCGTGGAGCAGAAACGATTACAAACGCTTGTCTTGGATTGCTTGCGGCAAGCACTGTCGATTGGATCAGGAATGCGATCCCTGAAGATGCTATCGGTGGAGGCCTCACTAGCCGCTTTATCTTCGTCTATGTTGAGGAGCCTCCAACACCTGTTGCCAGAACAACCTTCCCTCCCGAAAAGAAAGAGCTCCAAGAGCACCTCGCACGTCAACTCAACGACATCCAAACGTTGAGCGGCGAGTTTAGCTTAACCGAAGAAGCATGGCTTTACTACGACGAGAAGTATAAGGAGTTTTATTATGGAAGTGAATTCTATGATGACAGGACACTTGCCGGCTACGCGTCCAGACGGTATGTTCACGTCTTTAAGCTCGCAATGGTTATATCCGCCGCGCGTTCTCTTGATCGCGTCATTACTAAAGAAGATCTCGCTGGTGCGGAACTCATCCTCTCCCAAGCCGAAAAGCACATGAAGCACGTGCTCTCGCTCATTGTCTCCACCGACCAAGGAATCTTGCTCGGCCAAGTCTTTAAGTTCATCGCCTCGAAAGACAAAATGAGTCGCAGTGAGCTTCTCCAGCTAATGTCGAACCGCATTCGAGCCCGCGAGCTAGACGAACTAATCGTAACTCTCCGCGACTCTGGGTATATCGAGGAGGTCATCGAACCAGGAGGCAAAGGAACGTGGTATCGGAAACGCAAGACAAAGCCAACGTAAAGATAAACGTGATCATTCCTTGGACGAAGGACATTCACGAAGAACGCAAGAATTGTACTAGCTTGAGCAAGCATCTTGATTTGCTCCCGTTTTCTGAGATAGCCAGAGTAATGACAGTACGAGGCCATCCAATGTCCGCTGCATTAGCCTTTGCGATCTGCAAGAAAGCTCAACGCAAGATTAAGAAGGCTCTTTCCGCTTAAACATAAAAGAACCTCCAGGCCGACCGCATCTTCGGTTACTGGAGGTTCTTCTTGTCTCAAGCAACACACTTGAGACTACCCGGAATCAGGATTGCACGGTGCAACTCTCAGCGAACCGTGCATCATTTTGGCGCGACCTGCTCGACGGTCTTCATATACTCAATGTGAGCCTTGATCGCAGCTTCGCGACTCTTCTCATCCTTAGATTGGAGGTACAATGCCATCATCGTTGGACTCATGTTTAGCGGCGATCGCTGCACAAGCGAACTACGAAGCTTTAAGATTATATCCTTTGGTTCTTCTCCAGTCGCGATGTACTTCTGGGGATTTGTCCTATAGTCTTCAAATTTTGTTTCATAGTATTTCTTCGCTGCCTCTCCTGCTCCCTGCTCGTCCCCTTTTCGAGCCGAGTCATAAACAGGATAATAATCTGGATTCAACACACTTTCTCCAGCTTGGCCCTCTTGAATATTGTTGGCCTCTTTGAAATCGCGCTTAAACTTCGCTACATCTTGAATCGTATTTCGATACTCCACTAACTCCGGGTAAGCTAGGTTATTATACCAGTTTACAAACCCGCGAGCGAGTGGAGTATTTTTCTTCGCAGCTTCGGCGAAACGTTCGGCGACTCCAAACTCGCCAAACTTACCGCGGCCAAGACCAGCGTTAATAAGATCGCGAATCACAGCTAGCTGCGGCATCGTCGAGATCAAGGCTTTGTCGGTGTCGCCGTTATCAAACCTAAAGGGATCGACCATACGCTGTACGGGTCCCAAGAGTTGGGCTTCCAAGATGGCCTTTCCTGCCTTGGCGAGTAGGGTTTCATCGTCTTGTCTACTGACATCACCCTTAACGGCATCTCGCAGAAGTTGAGACGCAAGTCCTGCGCCCAAAGATCCAACGAGAGTATAAGCTGTCTTACGAATAACATTAGCCCAATCTCCTTGAGTTTTAGCAGACTTCCATTCACCGATGAGATCACGGGTAGCTCTCGCCGTCCCCATCGCATAACTACTATATGCGAACATCATCTTCAACAGCGGAATGTTCTCCACCAAACCACGTCGATACGGAGCCTCTGTAACGAACTGCGTAATAGCGACTCCGTTCTGTACGGCTTTTGCTCTAATATCGTCAGTTGCGGTACCAGACTTGATAGCTTGAATCTCAGCATTCGTAAGTCGAAGTCTCTTAAGGGTTCGTACATCGCCGACTCCAATGTTGTTGGGATGTTTCGTTAACGCATCGAACCAGAGATCAACAGCCTTAGCAGCAACAGTGTTATTCCAACGAGCGATGCCTTCCATGCCAGTGACGTGGCTGAGTAGCTTACCGACGTTGCGAGAGAACGCGACGAGACGATCACCAGCTTCACCGCCCCATTCTAGAGTCGGGAGAGTGAAAGCTCCTAAGCTCGCCATCTGAGCTTCAGTGAAGTTGTAGTGAGTTAGTGCCTCTTTCATCGCTTGCTGATAGTTCTTCATCCCAACCAACGCGGGGACTTGGACGAGTGTTTGAGGCAAGTTCGCCACGACGCTCGTTGAAGTTTGTGCCGCACCGATGAGGTTACTAATGAACCTCGTCGCTTTCCACAGCGGCCCGTTAGCTTGCCAGTAAACCGGAACGCCCTGAGCAAGAGCCAACGCGGTATCGAAATCAGAACTATACCCACCCTGCATGATGTGTCGCTGACGAGCTTCTGCGACGTAATCATGAGGTTCCTCACTCAACCGCCGCTTAAGTTCCGCCAAGAAGATTTCGGGTGGGTACTCAAGCGTGTGTTCTTTATCCCAAAGCTTCACACCGCCAAGCTCTTTGGCGATTTGATTTAACCGCTTGTAGACAATAATGTCCTTGCCCGTCTTGCTGTCCTTAAACTTCGTTGAGAAGTTCTCGGTCGTCGCATTATTGATGTTAGACAACACTTCGTCAATCAGCGGCCGAGTTTGCAGTTTCGAGACGCGAGCCAGCTTCTGTAGATCCTTCAACGGCAGAGGCATACCGTTGTTGTCGGTCATCGCTTCTTCAGTCCAACCATAATCACTCAGCACTTGCATCTGCCGGGACTCGTTCCAAAGCGGAGTGACACCAAGAGCTTCCGCGACACGATCGACGAACTTGTAGTAAGGCTTTTTCTCACCGCTCTTAGTGGTGATTTCAGTTGCGTTCTTCAAACCTTGCTCACCAAACTGACGTTTAAGCCCAATGCGTTGAGCCTGCACTTCGACTGTCTTGTTGGTCAACACAGCTGGGTCAGTGTGGAACAACGCGAACGTTTTACCGTTGACCTTGAGATGGTCAGGCATGTACTTGATCTTTCGAGCTTCTTCCAGAATCCCTGCCTTCTTAACATCGACCATTCTGTTCAACTGCTCGTCAATCGCACGCAACGTCATACCCGGATTGTAGTGCTGGATTGTCTTAACCAATGCACGATAACCGTCACCACCAGGATCTTTCAGAATCTTGTACATGTCCTCAGTAGGGAACCGAGGCATACGTTGGACGAGCGGCTGTTCGTAAGGTTGACGGACGCCATAGAGAGTTTGGAGAACTCCGTACTTCTCAGCCTCTTTGCCCATCGCAAGGTTGATGTCGTAAAGGTGTTTCTTGTAACGACCAATCGTCGACTCGGGATCAACTTGTTCTGCGCTGATACCTTCCGGCAAAGCAGTAGTGTCGAGCAATCGACGCTGATAACCAAAGTAGCCGATGCCGTCGGTCGTCTGCAGCTCGCCTTCTCGAAGCTGAGCTTTCTCACTGTTGTCGAGCGTCGTCAGAAGATCCTTTCGCTGAACCTCAAACTTTCCTCGCCACGTGTGTCGATAAGACTCGGCGTCGTCGAGAGCTTCTCTCGTTGCGTTGCCCATTGGAGTCCGTGCGAGTCTCGTCGAGCGGTCGGTGAAGAAATGCCTGAGTGGATCAAGCCACGACGAAGCTTTGATTCGCTTGTCAGTGTCAACGTCGCTTTCTTGACTCAACGCACTAGCGATCACAGAATCGGTGAGTTGCCGACGCTGCGTAGGAGACATGTTATCAGGGTTGAGTTGAGATTGCTTAGTTTGCTTCAACTCCTTGCGAGCTTCGATGAGCTTGGAGAAGATAGCCTTCTGCTTCTCGTCGAGGTTGTTGGGGATTTTCTCACCAACATTGATGCCGAGAAGTTTGAGTTCTCCTTCAAGCCCGATCACTTTGTTGCGGGCAGCAACGACCTCGGGAGTATCGACAGCCAAGAGACGATCATACACACCACGCATCTCTGTCGTAATGCCAACATCAACAGGCGAGTTGCGAAGCTTTGAATAGATTTCGCTCATCCACTTCTTGAACTTCTCAAACAGCGAGGTAAGGTAAGACGTTGGCGCTTTGCCTTCACGAATGTACTGTTCAAATCCTCTCGCGAATTTCTCCCTCGCGTATTCGTAAGGCGTGTTGTACATCCGCATCGCCTTCTCTTTAACCTTGTCGCTCACACCGTCTCGCCACGAGCCGTCGGGGTTGACGCCAGTCCATTGCGACGAGATCAACTTATCCGCGTCCGGCAAATCTAATTCAAACAGATGCGCTAGTTCATGCACGGCTGTTGAAAAGTCAGCGTTCTGAAACGCCTTGATAGCAGCCATGCCATCCTTGAACAACGTAAATGACCCCTTATTCGTTTGAAAGAGCTTGTCGTCGACAACGTGAACAACGTCGTTTGGGTTGATGTCCTCAACGAAGTTCTCATTCTCTCGACCTCCCTTCGCGTTGACCTTAGGTTTAGTTCCAGTGTACTCTGGCACGAAAGCATTGTCGCCAGAGAACCCAACTAAGTCACCCATGATCAAAACAGTGCCAGTTGCTTTCACATCTTCGGGCTTAAAGTACCCCATTGCAATGCCGTCTTTGACCATGTCGGCGTGATAATTGCCTTTGGTGTAGACGTAGGTTTCTCCGTTGTTGAGACGGATCGCCTTGAACGTGCGAGGTTGAGATGGATCAACTGAAACGAAACGATCAGCGAAGTCTTTGCCGGTTAGTGCCTTGCGTTGAAAGAGAGTGTAGCCGCCTTCGGAGATTAGCTTGGCTTTGTACTCGGGGGAGAGGCGGAGGATAGGAACTTTCTCGCCAGGAACTTCTACTTCTTGAGTTTTTTGTACAAACTTACCACCACCTCCGGCTTCGAGTGCTCGACGAGCTTGGACGCTAACTCCATCAAAAAATGCCCAATCTAAAGGCTGAAAATCTGAGAAGCTCTTGAGTTGATTACTCACCATGTAGTGGTGAAGATCGGACAACTCACTAGATACATGTTCGCTAGAATTAGTTTTAGATAGTTGCTCGACCTTGAACAAATCTACATCATTACCTTCCCAAGCTCGGTAGGTTAAAGCTTCATTAGGTTTAGGAGCTACTTCGACCTGCTCCACCTTCGCATTCTTATCATACCTTCTCACTAACTTCAACATCGTCTTCGCAACGACGTTATCATAGAACTCAAGATTGCCCTCAGTCCCCCATCGATCAGCAACCTCTCGACCAGTCGGTAAACGGATAGCGTCGTGGCCATCTTGAACGGCTTGCATGAGGAAAGATTTCAAGCCGAGTTCGACCCAAGCGCCGTCTTTGAAAGGCATTGGGTTGATGTCATAGGGTTTAGCGTTAACTTTCTTAGCCTGTTCTTCTAACTCATTTTTCTTCTTAATAAGCATTCTATAGCTTTCAAGAAGTTCTGGAGTTTTATGTTCTGTCTCCGCAATAGTCGTCATTTGCTCTCGAACGCTGGCTAATGCGGCAAATAATTGTTCATTTGCTTTTCGAGATTCACTTTCCTCATCCTTATACCCCCTCTTCCTCGCTTTCTGATCCCAATCACTCTGAATCTCAACCAACCTCCGCACCGTCAACGGCGAGCCGTCAGCGAGCTTGAGGTCTTGCGTGGTGTGAGTAACGTCGACGATGATGTTCTTTTCGTCGTAGTGGCCTTGAGAAGGAGCGAGTTCGACTTCTTGTTGCCGTTCGTTGATTGGAGCATTTTGCTTCTTAGAGAAAGCCTCGGCATTTTCTCGACGTTTGACTCCAGTTTGATTTCCGACGTCATAGACGGTCTCATACTGCGGCCACCTCAACAACGTCTCAGTAAAATCCCTGCCGAGATCTTCGCCATCGAAAGCTTCGGGGTTGGAAGGCTTCATTGCTTCAACATCTTCAGGACTAGGCAGGCCTTCCATGCGAGTCTTATAGACATTATTATACCAATCATCATAGCGTTCTTTGAACTGATCGTAGGCAGTTTGTTTATCATTAATTTTAGCTTGCAGTTTGCCTACTTGATCTTGTTCTTGCTGAGTAAGCTGGCGCTTTTCGCCAATCTTGCTAAAATTATCTAAATCTTCCTGAAGTTTCTTAATTGCATGACTCTGCGTCATGTCTTTGTCGATCCATTCCCCATGATCGTAGCGAAGTTGACGTTCCGAATCTTTATATGCAGCGACTAGTTTGTCACTCTTGATAAGCTGCGCAATGTTTACACGGTTATCGTTGTAAACCTGCCTAACATCATCCCACTTAACCTTGTTGCTCCCTTGCTCATTCAAATAATCCCACAACCCCGTCCACTGCATCTCCGCTTTCGTGACGCCTACCTTAGGATTCTGGAGCGCTTTGAGTAAGAGGTCGGCCCGAGTATCGTTCTTACCAAGACCTCTCGTGAACTCAGGATTATTGAGCGTATCTTCTAACTTTGAGAAGTATCCCAACACGTCGCCAGGTTGCTTAAGCTCAATCTGTGCATCGGCACTAGACAAAAGCTCCTCGTTCATCAGCCTAGAAGGATAGTACTCCTCAGGCATTCTCCCCGTTTGTTTCGCCCACGTCTGAGCGCGAGCGTCCATGATGGTCGAGATCGCACGCAGCTTCAACTGACCATCATCCCCCTTAAACGCATCCTTATCCGCGAACTGATTCAACACCTGCCCGCGAGCATAAACATCAAGCTCCTTCATGCTCTGCTGCCGCGCCGCTTGCTCTCTCGTCTTGCTATCCTCAACTGCCTTCCCAGCCATTCCAAACACAGCGCTAGCAACGCCAGCACCCACAGCGTCTTGCATACGTCGATCAGCGAAGTCTCGCCAATCACCCACCTGTCGACCATAGACAAGATTAGGAACGAGATCACCAGTAGCACCTTGTAGTACGCCGTAGAGACTATTCTTGACGATATGCTTAATAGGTTCCGCAACGCCAGTGCTGAGCTTTTGTTGAACAAGGTCATCAATCACCGCTCGCGAAGCGACTTCCCCTGTAATGCCCATCGCCTTTGCTCCGGCGATGGCGTCTTTAACTGCTGCGTCGGCCATACGACGTCGGACTCCCGACGTAAACATGCCTGAGATTCCACGGCCTTGAAGAACTTGAAGCCCTCCATTGACCAGACCGACGATGTTGCCGGTGTTCGTTGCTTCATCTTCAGTTGCTCCAGTTGCAAGAGCGTCTTCGTAAGCACGTTCAGATTCGATAGCGTAAGCAGCGCCAAAGGTAAGAGCGATGCCGACGCCAGAACTAACTCCTGCAGCGCCAAGAGCTAAGTAAGAAGCGCCACCAAAGAGTCGCGAGCTGAGAGCTTTGGGGTTCGTAATGAGATCAAGAGTGTCAGCGACTTTCGTCGGGCCGTAAGTCGGATTCTCTTTCTTGTAGTCTTCGAAGAAGTCAGAGATGTCTTTGAAGGCTTCTGCTCCGGTAAATCGATTGAGCCGACGAGCCGCCAAGCCCATGATGTCAGCACCGCCATACAGCGCTGCCCCGCCTGTAACGTCCCACCAGTCTTGATTATCTGCGTCGTTAATCCCACCATAGTTACGAAAACTGCTGTTAGACTGCCCAAGGGGAAGCGGGGTCACAGGAGTTGGAGCAGGAGTCGAAACGTTCTGAGCGCTTCCGCCGTAGGATTTATCAGCGGAACTCTCGTTGTTGAAATCACGGAAAGGCATTTAGGTTCTCCTAATACTTTACTTATTGCCAACCAAGCTCACGATACATCTTAGCGATCGACATGCTTTGCTTATCGGTCAACGCTTTGTCGCCATAGCGGGCATGGAACTCATCATCAGCAGCGATTGCACCAGCCTTGTCGTTGTTCTTAATGTGCTTGAGAAGCTGCGATAAGAACGCTTGATATAGCACTTGTTGTTGTCCGGTCGACGACTTATCATCAACCTTGTTGCTGCCGACAACTTCGAGATCATCGGCGCTGAGTTTGCTCTTGTTGCGGTAAGCGTCTGGAGCAATGTACGAGTTAGTCATGCCAGCGGTGATGCCAAGCTCCTCAGGGTCAACGAAACCAAACTTTTCATCACGCGGAGTCTTGCTCAAGAATTCGCGGAACTTCGAGTCTCGTTGATTATACCGCGAACGAGCATAGTTCTGCTTAGCTTCGACAGGGTTTTGCTGTAAGTGGTAGTCAATGCGATCGAAGAGATCAGTGTCAAGTCCTGCGACTTTAGCAGGAGTGCTAGCTTCCTCCATCTTCTTGGCAGCGTTCTTGCTTGCTTTGCCCATCTTCTGAACAGCTTCGTCGATCGTGACGCTCGTGTCGGTCTTGCCACGTTGAGCAGCTCGATCCATGTTCCGTTGTAGCAGTTGCATCGCGGCAGCTTTAACTTGCTCCGTTGCTGGGTTGACCTTCCCAAGCATTTGCATCGCGGGATCTTCTTTTAAGTAATGCAACACGCCAATTGCATTCTGCATAGACTTGATGTCATCATCCTCGAAATAATCCGGCATGTCGCCATAGACTTCGGGGAGGTACTTTTTAGCAGACTTACGAAGCTCTGGTTGCATTGACTGATAGGCCCGGAAGCGATCAAGCGTTTGGTTAAGATCGTATCCTTGAGACTGCTTATCCATCAAGTGTGTTTGAAGCGCTTGTTGCTTGAGCGTCTCAGCTCCAATAGCAATGCGTTGAGCCTGCTCCTGAATCAAGCCCGGCATCTGAAACGACTTAAACGCATTGTTGATTTGATTGGCGGCGAACTCTTGATCCGCAGCACGCTTCGCCAATGCAAACTTTTGCTTGTCAAGATTGAAAGCTTGCTTAGCAATGTCGATGTTAGCTTTCGTTGCTTCAGTTTGCGCGTCTGTGTGTTCGATCTCGCTACGCCAGAGGTCAGGCCGGTATTGACTCTCTTGAACTTTGAGTGCCGTGTCAGCCTCTTGACCAGTAAGTGAAGCCATAAGAGACTTCAAACGCATGTCGCTCGTCTGATAAAACTCATCAAGCTTAGCTCGATTCGCTTCGTTGGCAATTGACTGTCCTTCATCTCCGAGCGCTTGACTCCTCAAGCTCGCCTGCAACGCTTGTTGACGCATTGCGAGTTCTTGATTCTGACGTTGATTCTCTTGTAACATCGCGAACTGGTTGATTGGATCACCAGTCGCAAACATGTTGCCAGCACTGCCTAGTTGCATCGCCATAGTGATTAACTCCTAGTTATTAACCAAAATTAGCACCAGCGCTACCAAAGCTCCCCAGCCCTCCACCACCGCCGCCACCAAACATATTGCTCGCTCCGAACGTCATGCCCATGTTCGCACCGTTCAAGATGTTCCCGAACTTCTGTACCCACGTCGGAGATTGATACGGCAGCCCGGTTAGATGCGGCTGACCGATGTAGTTATACATCATTTGGACGTAAGGATTGTTCTCCTTCATCATACGCTGTGCGTCGGCGTAGGAGTTTGTCACAAGCTGATTACGGAGATCCTGCTGCGGTGCTCCGATTTGATTACCGAGAGCGAGCCGTTGCAACTGATCGGTTAGAATCTGCTGTTGCTGAGCAGAGCCTTGGAGTTGTCGCTGTGCCGCACTCTCGGTCAATCCAATCTTCATTTGATCATAAGCTTGCTGAATTGCAGCATTGGTCTGGAAAGCGCTCATGATGTTGTTGGAGTTGAGCGAGTTAGTCTGCAACTTCGACTGCATGTTGGCTTGGCCGGCAGTCAATAGCGAGTTTGCATTTAGCGAGTTAGTATTCAAAGCTGCTTGAAGATTCGCTTGCTGCGTATTCAATGCATTGGCGGTGTTCAAGCTGTTCGTCGCGAGTTGAGATTGCTGATTCGCACCTTGAACCGCCAACGTGTTCGCAGAGTTAAGCGAGTTGGTGTTGATACGCGACTGCAAATTCGCCATCTGCGTCTGCAACGTGTTGCTCGAATTAAGCTGATTCGTCTGTAAGATGTTGTTGGAGTTCAGCTGATTCGTTGCAAGCTGGTTTTGACTGTTCGCCAGCGCAGCTCGATATTGATCATCAGCCTTCGTGCTCGCGGTCTGATAACCCATCTGGTTATTAAACTGCTGAGCTGTGAGATCCATCTGTGCACGAAGCTGCTCGTCTTGTCGAACTGCATCTGCAAGTTGAGCATTCATCTGAACATTTGTGTCAGTGAGTGCTTGAGCCTTAGCATAATCTCGGCGGCTGGAAAACCCAGCACCTGCAGCAGCGAAGCTGTCCCGAAGACGAGGATCAATATTGCGATCAAAGTTTCGCATCGCAGGATCAACCACAGACTTCTGGAAATAATCCTGCGTGTATTGTGAGTTAAGGTAAGTATTGACCTTAGTCGGATTGAAGTTGAAAGTTGATTTAAGTGCAGTGGGCGTTGAGTAAGTCGGAGCATTATAGTTCTTGACTCCTTGCATCGTCGGAGCGACGTATGTTTGCAGAGCTTTTTGTAGAGGCGCGTTGACGTCCGCGACTCCCTTCATCGTCGGGGAGTTGTACTGCGGAGCATTCATCGACGGAGCCGAGTACTGAGGAATCTTAGAATCGATCATCTTCGGCTGCGTTCGATTCAGATTCTTGAACGAATAACTAGGCTCGCCTCGCAACGCGTTCGTCAGCGCGTTCATGCTCTGCTCATTGCCAGCGTTCCAGTCGAAGTTCTTGAGCTGCTTGGCAATGTTATCTAGCGCGGGAGTCAAGTCGGCTGCAAGTGGGCCATTGTAAGGCGTTGCGCCGTCAGCGATAATACCGAGTCGGCCTGCTCCTCGACTCATCCCCATGCCAGAGAGATAGTTCTTGAGGTAAGAATCGATGTCTTGCTGATTGCCAGCAAGACTCGAAAACTTCTTTAGTTTTGGAGCGCCAGAGCTAAAGGCATCACCAATGCCAGCGCCTGCTCCGATGCCGCCTAGAATAGCTTGAGGCATTAATCACCATCCTTCGTTTGCGATTGTGATTGATCAATCGCTTCGTCGATCTTCGGTTCGTGTTTACTAATCTGGTAGCTCATCACAGTGCTCACGGGTTCGAACTTCCACGCGCGAGCAAGAGCTTCCGGCGACCGACTACTCTCGGTCATAATAAAGTCAATCCCCAAATTCTCTGTCCATTGCACTAACCGCTCAAACAATCCTTTAGCAACCAAATGCTGCTTCTCGAAAGTCTTGACCCAAACTTGCGGGATGAAAACATTTGGCACATCGCCAGCTGCCACATAGCCGATGATAAAGCCCAACACTTCTTCGTTGGCGATACACACCAAGATGAAGAGCTGGTCGTCGCCTCGATGCTCGATGGCAAGCTTAATGTCTTCAGCGACTTTCTCACGGATCTCGTCCTTCTCCAACTCAGAGAGTTGAGTAGCGACCCAAGGGAGAACCAGATGAGGCTTGATATAGTTTACGACAGCGATAGTCTTGCAACGAATAAACTTCATAGTGTGGCGTCCTATGTTAGAGGTTAGGAGTTGAAATTAAAGCCCGTTTCCAATAGAAATTGCGGTACTACTTGCAGGCACCTTTGCATAAGCTGCAATGTAAACATACACGTAGTATGTTCGATGTACTGAAGAATTATTCGTGAGCACCATGTACAAATGCCCATCTGTGCCGTCGATCCACGTTTTGACGTTCGCAGTTGACGACGAGTTTATCGCAGTCAACAAGAGCTTTGGATAAAACCCTGGATTGTTAGTGCCTGGCGATGTGTCGGCTGGAGCATTAGAGTCATCAATGAAATGCTGAAACGTATCATAGGTGTCACCAGAATCGGTGAGTCTTTGATGACCGATGATCGCCGTTTCTCTCCAATCAATCGTCGAGTCGAGCACGTAAGTGACGTTATCGGTACCTGTGTAAGTGAACGTCTTCTCGACGACTTTAACAAACCCAGATCCAGAACTAACTCCACTAATCGCGACGTTGATCGTGTTGTTGACGTAAGTTACTAAGTTCGAGTTGATTGTTTGTAGATGAGCTGATAGCCTCCTTAAATAACGCTCAAGATCCTCGTTGTACTTACGAAGGTTGTTGTAGCTTTTATCGACGTTCTTAGGATCAAGAACTGGTTTGAGCGGAAATGGTTCGAGACTAAAAAGTCTGCTAAGCTCCGGAACTCCTGCTTCTGCCATTAGTATGCTCCCGCTGGCTTGAACCAGAGCCTAAGCCATCGTAAGTAGAAAGAGGAATTACTAGCTTGATTCCTGAGACGAATTCTAAGACTTCTTGCGGTAACGTCAAAGTCAAGTCGATGTCTGGTCCACGCTGTATTGAGCGATAGCGAGCTATGTAACGTAAAGCTCGCTCCTTGGTCGATAGAGTAGTAGACATCTACTGCTAATCCTTTGAGTTCCAGTTCGATTTCCAACCAACGAGCCATCTCGGACAAGTATTGTTGCGGAACAGTAAAATCCATGCTGTCCCAATACGCGTCAACCACAGTACTGTTATCGTTAAACGTAGTATCGTCAGCGAGGTATACTTGACCGGCCGAGTCGGCGAAGACCTTTTGAGGAAAGCCTTTGACGTCCGAACCTTGATCCCAAATCCCGGCGTCGGAGTCCCAAGACGCTGCATTAACAGTGTCATCCCATACCTCTGTAGCCGTACGAGTATAAAACCCCATCGCCGTAATACGACTTGCATAGCTTAGATAAGTCCAGGCTAGGTTGCTCACATCATACGTGTCGTACTCCAGCATGTAGATTTCTTGGCTCGTCGATCCTGTAGGGACAGCAAAGTAAACTTGATTCTTCTGCTTATCCAAGAAACCCCAAGCTCGATTACGGTACTCAGCACTAATACGGTCACGGTAAGTAGGGTGCAGATTAGTGCCAATAGCCCTTGTCGATCTTGTTCCGTCATAAAGCTGCACGTTCTCCTTGTCCAACAGGAAATGGTAAGTACCCACATCCACGATAGCGCGAGGAGAAACAAGACGCGTCTGTTGAACAAGTCGCTCAGAAGCAAAGATGATATCACCGCCAACGTAAACGAGATTACCAATCGAGTCGTCAGCATAGATCATCAACCTGTCGCCTAGGACTTGGAGCTTTCTGATCGGCCCGACAGTATCGACAGGGCGGATCGCACCCGCATTTCCAGCGAGCCACTCTGCCCAATTGGTTGAGTCGCTCCACGCGATGAGTTGAGGATTCGCAACGCCTCCCTCAGAGACGTTTCCGAATACAAGGTAGCCATTGTAGATTGCGACTGTTGCTGCATAGGTCAAACCGCTGGGGTAGTCCCACCCTGCAAGCGACGACATGAGGGCGAAATTCCCAGAACCACTCCAGTATTTGGGACTGTCGACTCCATTGGTGATAACGAGCAATACGCCTTGATCGGACTGCCCAATAACATAGTCGATTGGATTGTCCTCAGTTCCCGTCCAGACACTGGCACCAGTAATGTCAGTCCATGTTGTTCCGTTCCATTTGAATTGACGAGTGGTAGTGAGACAGATAAGAGTTTTTGTTCCATCGATGGCCTCGTATTCGACAAGCTGCATCGGAGTGCCGCACGGATTGGTGACTGTAGAGAGCGCGGCTCCGAGAGTGGTGTAACCAGGACGCTTGTAGCATTGGCCTTTAGTGAAGAGAATGTTCTTTGCGTTTGGGGAAAGAGATGGATCTGTCAACGTCGACGGTTCGACGTAAGTGATCCCTTTAAAAGGGAACAAAGCGTCGGCCGGAGTATAAGCCATTCCTCTTCGCATCTTAAGCAACCTTCACGATCAATACGGTGGTGTAAATGTTCGACTCTCCAAAGTTCCCGGGTTGACCAAGTCCGTTAGAGCTAGGGCTGGTCGTTTCGCATTGGTGCTGAATTTCAAACACCTTGGTGCCAGTAATAGTGAACATTCCTTCGATAATGCTGTCAGAAGAAGCATAAGCTCCTCCGAAAGCAGAATACATCGGTCGTCCTGCGAGGGGAGTTGAAGAGTCTGTAATGTTTCTAAGACGTGCTTGATGCGAGTTAACTCGCATGGCGGGAGCTGAAGCTCTAACATAGTACGTACCTGCGGTTAAGGTGAACTGGTTAGAGGCGAGTGTTACGATTGAACTTGGATCAGCTATCTCAGTGTTAAGTGTTCTGGTCCGCCAAGCCCCTGCAGTAAACGGCCCGCCTGGCGTGTTCGCGGCTTTAGTGTCGTTGAGGACTGCAAAGGCGGCTCCACCAGAAGAGCCCACAAGCCCCCAAGCAGAGCCCGAGAAAACTTTAAGAGCAGCAAGATCGCTGCGATAAAGCAAACGACCAGCGTCGTTAGAGTCAAGAGCAGTAGCACCGTCGGGTCGCGTCGTTGGGTCAGACGTTGCGTAGTAGATCTTGGCCGACCCTGCAAGGTGTTCGCCACCTGCGTCGCTCGTTGCAGGCGCAACGTGCTCTTTCTCCAATCGCGAACGAACTGAGGCCCGAAGATTTCTGATCTCATCGTCGCCTCTGTTTCGAGGGTCTGACCCAGCGGGTGCTGCTTCATCCCAATCGTTTTCGCTATTGTTAGCCATTGTTAGACCCACCCATCTGTGTCGTGACCAATAAAGGGATTAAGCCAGTACGAAGCTAGAGATTTGTTCGTAGTTCCATCTCCAAATGAGTCTTGGGAGAAGTCGACTCCTGGCGATCGTCGATCTTCGACCTTGAGCCGTTCAAGAAGTTGTATGTAGTTAGCTTGCCATTGGTTTGCTGCGTCGAATTGCTGAATTGAGCGATAGACGTAAGCAGTGCAGTAGGCCACGATTGCGTCTTCGCTTCCATCGACGGCGACTGATTGGGAGCTGTCGGTGAAAGGGGCAGGATCGCAGTAGACTGTTCCAGCAATTGTGTAGTCTCCGTTTGAGTAAGGAACGAAGTAAAGTGAGCCGTTTTCTACGTAAGCGATGTCTGGCTTCGATTGAGGATCAGCAGAGGGATTTGGGTAACGCTTCATAACCCAAATCTTTGGCTTGAGGCAAAGAGGATAAGAGGTGGTCGAAGCAGAGTCTTGAAGGCGAATCTCAATGATGTGTCGAGTGTAAGCTGGGAGGGCAATCACCGAGTCGCCGGTTGTGATCGACGTTGAAAAGCTCTGGTGAAGTGATCGAAAGAGCTGTCCACACCGAGCAATATCACGTTGAGCGAAGTCAATCGCCGAGTAGATAAGCGTATTCTTGTCAGTTCGATTGCCAATGTTCGTTTGGACGAGGGATAAGATTTCAGCCCTTGTCATCGTCTAAACTCCTATTAGGCGTCGATCTTCGTCCAGGTGCACGTCGTAGCAAGGTCGCCAGCAGTAGCGATGTAGATGTGATTGTTCGTCGTGTCAATGCAAATGTCTTGCAGCTTGTTCGGGAAGTCTGCTGAGGTGTTATTTGCAGGAACACCAGCCTTGTAACAAATCTTGGGCTTGGTCTTTTTCTCGCCAACGTTCTGCTTGTTGCCGAGGATCTTGAAGAACTTTGCCCAGAGATGATTCCGGTTCCCGCCGTACTTGATATTCGCGCCAACAGCCATAGTTATCTCCTAAGTCTCGTTATCAGGTTTGTACCGTACAAGTCTCAAAAAAGGGGCAGGAGGCCGCCACAACCTCCTGCCCCCGGGAGGGGAGAGAATCAGACTTAAATCAGCTCGACGATCTTGTTCGCGGCGTCGATGCAGCGAGCTGCTTGACAATCGGTAAGAGCGCCAGCGACCTTCAACGATCCGTCAGTCGTAGTAGAAGGAGTAAGCGCATTACCGTTCGCGCCAGAGACAAGAGCGTGAGCAAGAGTCACGACGCCCTTGATCTGAATCCAACCATAGTAGAGATCAGTTGGAGTCGAAGTCAGGACACCGCCCGGGCAGGTGCCGCCGACAGAGACGTCGGGCGTCACGATGTACGAGTTCGCGCCGTCACGAACAACATACGTACCAGCCTGCGGCGTGATGCCCGCAACGGACTCAGCCTTGTACTGGACGTACATGTACTTCTTGTTGTTATACTCGATAACGTCGCCAAGCTGGTTCAGCGAACCAGGATTGGCCGACGAAGAGCGCCACTCGGTCAGAGGCTGAATGAAGAGTTGCTTCATTGAAGAAATTTCCTTTCGTGAGTTAAGTCAAGTTAACCGTCAATCAACCGCGAATTAGTACAACCGACCGTTCCGACGCAGTTCCTTACAGATCACATTCAAGCAGCACAGGATGTGAGCGATGCGATCCATGCCGGTCGGGATAGCCTTCCATTCGGTCATGTCGAACCAGACGGTCGGATCGTAAACGACCTTGATAGTGCTGGACGTCAGCATCATCATGTTCGCCGCGGTCATGTTCGGCGTCCACGTAAGATCCTTACCCTTGAACTTCAAGGTCTCAAACCCAAGGTCGGCAAGCTGCGTGTAGGTGCCGCCAACGTTCTTGACGATCTGCGACTGATCAAGCGCGAACTCTTCGTAGATCTCAAACAACGCCTGCGTCGTGAGGATAATGTCCGGCGCGACCTGATTGTTAAAGAGGCTGTTGTACAGCGTCTTCATGTCGCTCAGCATGTTCACTTCAAGCGGAGCAGTGAACGGCTTATACTTCGGCCCCCAGAAGGTATTGCCAGTAGAAGGCGTCTCAACACCAGTCGCGGAGTCCGCCGCATAAGCAGTCGGCCGAGCGATGAGCCCGTAAGTGCCGGAGGTGCGATTGGCCTGAGCAGGAACAATGTCATTCAGAGTCTGAATTTCCTTGCCAGTCTCAGCCGTCACTTCAGCACGCAGAAGGTCACTCTCAAACTTCTGTTGGAGACCTTCCTTAGCTTCGGTCGTCCGCTTCTCAACGTACGACTTAATCTTGTACTTGCCGTTGTTCTTCTGATCGTCCGTCAGCGACCGCTGAATGTGAGTCGAAACGAAGCGGTAAGTCCACCGAGCCATCGTCTCAGTCTCGAACTCACCAGTTCCAAGCTCATCGCCCTTAGCGACAGCGACCGCAGCGTTGTTGTAACCGTACTTGATCGTCTCGGTGATCGTGTCACCGCCGACCTGAGTCGTGAAACAACCCTTCATCTTGAGCAGAGCCCAGACAACGGTCGCCAGCAGCACGTTATCGATCGCGACCGGCTTGATGTCGTACCACGTCTCCGTGAACGCATTGTCGATCGTCTTCTGAAAAGTAGGCAGAGTAGCCATTTAGTTAAATCTCCTGTTGAACGTTAAAATTCTTCTTGGAAAGAACTTCTTGCAAGTATTGGTTCCAAGCGCCAACACCTACAACTGGACCACGAGGCTTAGGAATGTTCGACGGTCGAGCCGCGGACGAGGTAGGTCGCTCAGTCGCAACTTCTTGAGCCGCCGTGATCGGCTCGCCCGCTCGCCTCTTAGCGAGGATGTAAAGCTCCTCGACCTGCAAACCGGGGTTCTGTTGCGAAAGCTCCAACATCGTCTGCTTGTGATTGTCGAAGTCAGGATACTTAGCCTGAACCTTCGCAACCTCACCATCGACCTTCTTACGATTTTCGGACTGGATGTGTTGGGTCAGCATCTCGACTTGCTGTTTGAGTTGCCGAACCTCAGGATTTTCCTCCACTTTAGGAGCGGCCTTGGCAGCGTTTTTAATAATATACTGCGTCAGTTCCGCATTCGACATCGAGTCGAGATCAACTTTGGTCTGAGTCGGCGCCTGATTATTCCCGCTAGACACAAGGTCTTGTTCGTCGGAGCCGTCTTCGCTCAGGGGAATAATCTTAACCTTCTTACCAGCCCGCTGGGCTTCCAAAACCGCACGAAAATTAGGATCAGCGAGGAGCTGCGTCATGACTCGATTCTCGGCAACCTGCTGGACTTGGCCAGTCAGCAAGGCTTCGAGCTTCGAGGTTTGAGACTGCTGCGCCTTCTTAGCCTTAGCAGCATCGTCAGCTCCCTCACTTTCACCGCCCTCAGCGTACGGCGACTCTTCGTTGGGAGTGTAAAAGGGTTCATCGTCAGCGAAAGTACCGTTATTGTTCATCGGGAGAGGCATAATTAATCCATGATCCTTTCAATAGACTCGTTTCCAGTCAACTTAACGACCGCTTTAATGCCAGGCTTGATCTTGTTCTGAGCGTGCTGTGCGAGGATGACCTTCTGTCGGAAGCCTCTAATATGGGCTCGATAACTGGTCACCAGAGTTCGCTCAATGATCCTAAGATCGCGCTCACTAATTGGCGACGTCGCATTGACCTCGTAACCAAACTCACATTCCCAACGACCGTTGATCTTACTCAACTTCACCGTTGCGTACGGTTGACGGGGGTCGGTCTTAACAACAGTTGTTTGAGACCCCGAACTTATTTGCCCGTTGGAATCAGCCACATTAGCTCCATTAAAGCAACGCCCCCGATTCTAGATTGTGCTTATTGCAGTAGTCTTTAAGGTCTTGTTCTCGGTCGAACGTTAGCGGCTCCTCTCCCTCGACGTTAATGTGGTCGAGTGTAATGGGTTTCCAGTGTTTGAAGTAAGTACGAATCGAGTTGTCACGATTAGCGGCCGCAGCGTTACGAGCTTGAATCCGTTCGAGCTGCGAACGACGGATGATACGAGTACGACCTTTAAGTTTGATTTCGATAATGGGGTCATCAAGCTCGCTCGGATTAGGTTGACCCTTCGGAATCGGTTCACGAATCGTCACGGACACAGTAGGCTTCCAAGGCATCTTTACATTCCTCCATCTTGATCAGCGTCCATCCCCGGCGGTAACATCGCTTGCGTCATTGCTTGACCCTGTTGTCCAGGTGGAAGCTGCTGTTGACCGTTTGCTCCTTGCGGCACATTAGTAGCAGGGTTGATCGAGAACTGTCCACTCAACACACCGGGCTTAAACAGAGCTGAGAACTCGGGATCGTTCCAAGCATTCGCCAAGTACTGCCGCAACGCGAGTTGATCAATCGTCGGATCTTGTGCAAGCTGCATGTAGAACGCCATAGCTTGCTGACGACGCGAGGCAAGAGTCTCGGGGTTGTCGTTGTCGAAGTTAATACAAATCTTATATTCGCCGCTAATCTGGTCACCTGTGAACTCTTGCCAGATCGGAATGCCTTGAGCGGTCATCACCTCGGCGAGCTTCGGAGCCTTCCAGAACTGGAAGATGATCTTGTTGACCTTACAGAACACTTGCTCGTACACTTTACGAATCACGTTCTGCAACCTGTTCATCCGAATCGAGTTGGCATTCGCGACCTGACTAACTTCATAAGCCGTTCGGCGTCCTCCCGGCTCAAATGTACCAAGTTGGTTCCGACCAAACCCAACGGTCTCACGCGCATTCTCGCGCGTTTGTTGAGCTTCTTGGTAGAGAGTGAAGTTGGCATTCGATCCGTTGAACCAAGCAATCGACTCACCAATCGGCCCCGCTGCTTGATTAACCTTGAACGCCGCACCGACTTCAGCAGTGAGAGCACGAGAAAGCTGATCTTCATCAATTGCTCCGTCGCGATAAACGAGCTTGAGCGTTGAGAGACGACGCTGTTTCGTTGCTTGGATTGCAATGTCCGTCAACTCGGCTTGCTGTTGACGAAGATACTCCGCAATGGATGTGGTCCAGAAATTCCTGCAAGTCGGGACGAAAGTGAACGAGACGAAAGGAAGGCCGTATTCGTCTTGAAGCAGATCGTGCGTATTACGAAGGAATTTGTCATATCCTGTAGCGATGACGAATACCTTTTGGGTTCGACGATCATGGATTTCCCAGAGTTCAACATACTCAGTTCCTTCGCCATCGTTATCCATCGAGTGGATTACGTTTTGTTCGCCGAGCCGATAGGTCTTCCGGACTTTTTGATAACTCTCAACAAAGTCCTTCATCGACATTACTGGCTGCAGATCAGCTTTGTTCTTATACTTCAAATCAGCTCGAACATCATTGATGTGTCGAACGACGCGATGGGCAATCCATTCAGCGGACTCAAGAGACTTAGTTCCCCACGGAACGACGATATCGTGAGGCAATACAGACTCAACCCACGGCATCCCCGGTTTAACATTCGGTCCAAACTCAATACGATCACCTTTGGAGTCGTATTGAGTGATTGACATTCCAACGGGATTCTTTGTCCCGTTATAATCCAGTTTGGTGTCATAACCGAACTCGGAGTCGTAACCGATTTTTAAGAATCCGCGTCCCCAAAGGTACGTCGCGAGCATGGCTTCTTCGACAGCGTTAGGCAAAGCCATATCGTAGATAAGATCATTATCCACGGATTCGACAAGACGAGAAGCGTTGATAAACTCTTGACGACGAGGCTTGACGTTGATCCGCGGATAAGGCACACCAAGATTGCTAAGCAAAGCGTCGCCTGTACTAGCAATAATATTAGGCCCGCTTGAATCAACATCTCCCGTTCCTTTCTTAACGTTGTAAAACGCTGCTTCGTTCTCCAACCAACGCCTCTCAAGACCGTACTTACAACGGTACTCTAGCCCCCGCTCAATCTCCATTGTCCAATCTTCTACGGTCTTGGCTTGCATAATTAATGACCCTGCTTAGCGGAGTAGATAACGAGCTTAGCGTCGTTGAGAGCGTCTTTATTTTCGTCAAGAGCAGTGGTATTTCTACTCAGGGCGTCGATATTTCGTTCGAAGAGATGATCAGCTTTCTCTTGCGTTGTTTCTCGATCTTCTCGATTATCTTTGTGGATTGCTCTCAGTGCTTCAAGAAACACCAAGTCTCGATCACGCATCGCCTTTAGAAACAAAATAATTGCGATTACACAACCTGCTGCAGAGGGAGATT